GTAGGCTAGAGAAGAAACCCTTAAACCAAGGTCCGAATGTACTAGAGATCCAGCTCATAGCTGTACTGAATCCGTTCTTGATACCTGCTCCGATTTTAGAGAAAGTATCACCTGATACGACATTAGCTAAGCCATGCCAGAAACCATGGAACCAGCCCTTAAATGTTTCTAAGGTTGTCTTAAAGTTACTGAAGTCAATCTTAGATTTGCCCATTTCTTTACGAATGGTATTAAAGGCTTCGCCGATAACGCCTGCCCCTAATCCTAGGCCACCAAAGATAGATTTAACTGCACCCAGCTCGCCAACCCACTTACGGAATCCATCAATAGATTTAACGATACCAGGAACAATACCTTCAGAGAAGTTCGCAGTAAGAGCTTTACCGGCGTCACTAAAGACTTTACCAGCACCACCAAAGTTAATCTTACCAAAGCTAATCTTAGAGATCTTAGAATTAAACCATTCAAATGCCTTACCGACACTATCTACGACTGGTTTAAGGAAAGACAATGAGAATTTTACTTTGTCTAATTTATCAGCGTACTCTCCAAGAGTAGGCCAGTGTTTACGAACAATATCACCAAAGGCCTTAAGAGAAAATGTAGAGTTTTCTAACCATTTTGAAAGTCCTTGGGTACCGCTCTTGATCGCGCCAAATGGATTGGACGCAAAGGCTGCGAAACCTTTCTTAAGTCCGGACATATCGGGCATGGAGAACTTAAAGTTCTTAAACATGTCGCGAATGCCAGGAGGAATCAAGTATTCCCATTTAACAGCTTCACGGAACTGCTTCCAGGTTGTAATCTGACGATTAAGAACTTGATCCATAGCCCCGTTAAGGCTATTCCAGAACGTTCTATGACTTGTGATAGTCCGTCTATAGTTATTCCGTACACTGTTATAAAATCCAGATAGGTGTGTTCTTAGTTTATGACCGAATTGTCCAGCCCAAGAGTCCATACGGCCAGTCGCATCATTGAAATGCGAGAATCCGACAATGAACTTACCTAGAGCTTTACCGAAGATAGGGAACCGCTGTACTGCGTTACCTACCCAGAATGACCACTCATTGAATTTCTTACCGTTATCACCAAGTGCATGACCTAAAGTCTTGAACGGATTAGCGATCTTAGAGAAGAATCCGTGCAATTCTTGCTTAAGATGCCCAATAGCCGGTGTAAGAACCTTGATTACTTCCCAGAATTTCTTAAGCCAATCCATGACTTTTGCAACGCCACCAGGAAGTTTATCAAATGCTGCAGACCATTTCTCAGAGAAGTTGGCTAAGCCGTTATGTACTGCATCCCAGAACTTATTAATAGCATTTCCTACGAAACTAAATACTTTACCGATCTTGCTGAAGTTTATTAGTTTACTAATAAATACTTCAAACGCACGAATAGTTGTCCATAGAGCTTTCGCTATCATACCAACGATTAGAATGAAGTCCTTGATCATATGGTTTGGAATAAGCGTCGCGATAAGTTTCATCTTAGCGCCTACTTCAGTACCGATCCATTTAAGACCTTGGAAGACTGCGATAAAGATGTGTTGGAATGCATGAAGTTCGGCACTTCCTAGTCTCAATTTTTCAGAAAGTTTTCCAATAATATCAACTAGTTTTTGTCCAACTACAGTACTTACGTTTCCACCAAATACATGGGTGAAAGCGCCACCGATAGATTTAAATACGCCACCAATAGATCCAAATACCGAATCCATAAGGCCCATTATTTTGTCACGTCCACCTAAAGACACGAATGCTTTCGCAAACTCGTTAGCCTTGTCCGCAGTTGCGCTCAAAGCATTGGCGGCGGCATTACCCCATTTAGTCCAGAATGCAGTAAGCTCATCACTACCTGCCTGACCAAATAAGGTTTCCCATACACGAGCCCATCCAGATGTTACTTGGTCTGCAACAGCCTCTGCCGCTTCACCAAAGGTATGGAAGTCAGAAGCCATCTTCTTCAAAGTTTCATCGTTAGCAAGCTGTTCAAGGGATTTAATTAATACTTCATTAGTCAACCAGCCGTCTTTAAGAGACCCCCGGAATCCTTCAGATAAGTCAACGTTTTGTCCTAAAGCCTTAGCTGTTTCAACCAAGATATCTTTAAACCGCTTAGTTGCCATACCCGCATTTTCAACAGACATCCAGTTCTGAGTATTCATCATACCCATTTGTAATGCTTGTTGTACCCCGAATTGGAGTGAACGGTTAAATCCATCTGTACTTGCACCAGCAGAAGCGGCCAGGTTACCCCAACCTTTCAATGCGGTAGTAGCATCATCTAGACCCACCCCGGCATTTACGAACTGAGCAAGTGAGTTGTGCATTTGCTTAACTGAATATTTGGTTGTTTCTGCATACTTTTGCAACTCATCAAGGGATCCAGTAATGTGACCCATTTCAGATTTACCCAATGCAGCAACCAACATGTTTACTGAGTTAACCTTGTCTTCAAACTGACCGAAACCGGCTTTAAGCGGAGCGATTGTGTGAAGTATCTTACCTGCAAAGTTCTTTGCCATAGACAAGCCGGCCATTGTAGCATTAGCCGCAATATTACCCAAGGCAATAGATGCTACCGATTGTAGCATGCTAAATTTACCGCTGGTCTGTTGTACAGAGGTATCAATGGATTGAATAGCCTCAGACGCTTGCTTACCGCCTAATGTTATAGGAGAAACAAAGTTTAAGACACCAGATGCAAATTTACTAAAGGTTCCTGTCGCACTACCAACAGCAGATCCGATTTTGTTGAATGCACCCATATAGACATCCCCTAGTTTAGGGGCAGAGCTAATTAATTCGGTAAGGGAGCGACCTAGAGATTTAGTGGCTTTCTCGGTATTTGCAAAGCTAGATTTACCATCAACTTTTGCAAGGGATTTATCTAAGTCTTCAAGAGACGATAAAGACTCTTTAAGACCTGTCTTGAACTGTTCATTATCAATACCGAGCTTAATAAGACGTTCTTCAATTATTTGTCTACTCAATTACTTTTTCCACCTCCCTCAATATCTCATCTGCAATAGAATCTACAATAGGAGTAACAAAGTTATTAGCAGGAACATATCCACCAGTACCAGTACCGTGGCCGTTAACAATAAGTACAACAAGAGGGGTACCATCTTTAATCTTCTTAGAGTTAGAATAGTATAAACTTAAACCATTTTGAGATTTTTCAACCTCCATACCCCAAGAAGAAGCTGTTGACCCTGATCGTTTAGGAGTAGCAGAAATCAGCCGGCTCAATCCACTCCGTCCACGAGATTGTAAAGCATGTCGAACTGAATCCATGTTTTCGGCTTTCTTAGCCATTGTAGACAACCCTGTTTTCTTCTTAATTGTCTGCACCCTTATTCGCATTTCGTTCACGCTCCTCTCGCATCTTACGAATTTTCTCTTGCCGTTCATTGTTAATACGATCGTAGTCATCCAATATTTGACTCGTAGACTTCTTCTTCTTAGGCGCATTGAATTCACCAATGACACCTAAAAGAGTTAAGAGCCTATGAATATTCCAAGTATCACATTCGAATGGAACTCTCGCATTAGCCATATATGCGTATATAACCTCTGACGTCATAACCATTCCACTGTTACTTGGTTTCTCCACTGGATTGATAACTGTAGCTGTTGGTTTATCCTCCAGATACATTGAAACCTGTTCAATTACATCTGGTGTTAAATCCGAGTAGCTTATATCCTCTTGACACATTAATAAGAAATAGTCAAAGAGCTCAGCAGTGGTCTTTTCCTCTCGAGTTAAAAAAGGCTTGCGATATAATGTCTCCCACTCCGCAACAGTTTTTAAACTATGCTCGAAATGTAAACGGCGACCTGGTATAGTTATAAATTGATACGTATCCTCATTATAATATTCCCGATCGGGTGTATCAATAACTAACATATATACCTCGCTATCAAATAAAAATAAAAGAGGGGTGTAAATTTACCCCTCAATTATCTTATTTCTTGAGTTTAGAAACTGATTCCGGAACAGTTCCTTTGTTTGGATCACCTACAAGGGCACTAAAGAACTTAGAAGTTTCTTTGCCGTCTGCAGATACTGCGTCTGTAATCATATCAATGAATAGTTCAGAGTACGCTTCAGAGTTAGCAAAGTCTTCTTGAAGTTTCTTGTCTTTACGGAAAGTACGACCATCTTCAGAACGTTCACCGTAAGCCATCTTAAGAATAGATTCAACGAAGTCGAAGATCTCGTCAACGTCTTCACGGCTCATCATTTCTTTGATATAGTCGTCCCAATCCTTTTTAGCACGACCCATGATACGAATAATTTCGTCTTTACGTAAGTGGAACCAAAGTTCCTCTGTTACTGGTTCCCCAGTGAGTAAGTTGTTATAAGTTACTGTTTTAGAAATCATCTCTATACTCCTTTAATGTAGATTTATATTTCATTTTGAATTTTTGACGCCAACACGAACCTCAGTTGTCCAACCCCTATCCCACGTCATTAAATTCTAATTACCCAGCGACAAGACCGAGAGTGGCGAACACTTCTTCTGGTGTTGGAAGAGTTGGTTCAGAATCAGCAGAACCATAAATTTTCTTCTCAAGATCAGCAAGTTTGCCTTTGTCAACCAAAGTGCTGTTGATTTCAACGTGCGCAGTTGGTTTCATACCTGGTACTGGTGTTGGTACTGTATCGAAGTCCCAAGAGAACTCAAGAGCATCTGGGCTTTCATTTACAGTTTGGTATTCTTTACTTGATACACCAGCAGATGCTGAGTAAACAAGGTGAAGAATGTAACCATGGTCCAAACCTTCAGTATCGTTACCGATACCAGTACGGTATGAAAGACCGAAGTCAGAACGAGCTTGACCAGAAACAGTCACACCAGCGAGTTCTTTCTTACCACCAGCTCCGTTAGTAATAGGGCTACGTTTACCTTGACATTTATTCCATTCTTGTGGATAAGTGTAGGCTGAGATTTGACCTTTAAAGCGTTCGTCTGAGCGCAAGTTAAGGTATTTCTTGTTGTTAGCGTATTTAGCAGTAGATTCTGCACCTTCTGGTGATTCTGAGACTTTAGTCAAACCGTCCCAAGCAACACCTTTTTCGTAGCTACCATCACTTTTCTTAAGGAAAAGAACACCGTTGTCAACACCGTATTCGTATAAACGTTTAGTATCCTGATCCCAAACCAATTTTGTCATTTAAAATTTCCTCCAAATATTAAGCTTCTGAGAATTCGCCAAATGCATTGATGCGTTCACCGTTCTCGACATTACCACAAGCAACATAACGTCGCTTACCACTAGTTGCACCGATGTAAGACAACCAACGATATCCGTCAGCATCCATCCATTGATCGTAAATGAATGTTTGTCCAGGTGTATAAACTTCTACGATCTCAGCAGTAACATGTGGCTCAGTACGGACATTAAGTCCGGCTACCATTACTGTGAATTTCGCAGTTTCTTCGTTTACAACAACCTCATCTGCAGGAGTCTCTGGTTGTGGTGCGATGACAGGATCTCCTTGAGGAAGACCAGTATATGGAGGATAGAACCATCCAACAATACCGTCAAAGTTACGTTCATTGTATCGTGCAGGACCACCAACGTATAATGAATCAGCATTACCATCAATGTTTTGCTCGATAGTCTTGATTGTGTAACCATCTGAGTCCTCAATAACAATACCTGTGTGACCATAAGGGTGGCCATACAGATAAGTGGTATCCATAACAAAGATCGCACCCGCTCTAGGATTTACTCCCACAGCATCGTATACAACTTCATACCCCAAACTTGCCGCAGAATCCAATAGGTCAATAGCATTACCCCATAGAATTTTACCGAAGTAAATTTGAGAAATACTATTTGGTAAGTCTACGCATTGAGTTCCATAAGAACCATCAGCGTCAGTACCTACCCCTTGATCCGCTAAAGAACGGGCATAATTAACAACCTCTTCTACTGTAGCCAAATCGACATTCCTTTCTAAACATAAACCACAAATACTTTGTGATATAACCCATTAACCTTATACTCAGATCTAAAAGCAGAATACATAAATGTATTCGAGATCTTCATAAATATTTCATCCGACTCATTTTTAGACATATAAACCACCTTATACCCCATGTTAGACATATACGGCTTGTTATTTGCCTTACGAACATCAAAGTCTTCCCTAGTAACAACACAAGCTGGAAACTTAAGCGTAACATCATCAGGAGGAGTGAAATAAATATTCGGACAGATCTCTTGTTTTAGAACTTCGAGAAATTCCTTTCTTGTCTTAAACCCCATAGTTCATTACCTCGCATTTGAATTACACG